CGTGAAGAACGTGTTGCCGTTGTTGAACAGTGTCACGTTCTTGAGTGTGCCGGTGGCCTTGTCCAGAGTCTTGTTCGTCAGCGTCTGCGTGGACGTGGTGCCGACGAGTTCGTTGCCGACTCCGGTCAGGCCGTGGATGTTGGTGGTGGATGCCTCGTGCGTCCGACTGTCCGTGAAGTCACGAGCAGACGAGACATGGCGAACCACTGCACCAGGGTTGTGGGACGTGGCAGAGGTGCCGTCAATCGCCCTGGTAACGGTCAGCGTTAGAGCGCTGACCGCAGTAACCTCTACCAGTTCCTCATTCGCAGCGCCGTAGTCAATGGCGAGAGTGAAGGGAGTGGTGCCCGGAAAGCCAACAGTCGAGGCCACCTGAACAAAGGTGGTCGAGTTGTTCATGGCGGAGGTGAGGTTGGTCTCCTTGGCGATGGAGGAGTAGTACCGGGAGTTTGCCATCTGCCCTCCTTACGCGTTGAAGGTCTGGTAGTTCTCGTACAGGTTGAGGAGTCGGTCGCGCTCTTCCTGAAGCCGTCGCATGTACAGCGAGAAGAAGAACTCTGCTGAACTCTTCCCCGCTCCGGTGGGCACCAGAGGTGCACGCTCGGTTGCCTCGATCGAGGACTGCTGAAGACGCGCAGCCTCGTAGGCGGGGAGAAGACGCCAGCAGGCGCCGAAGACGATCAGGTCCACGTAACGCTCAGGGAATCCTGTGACTGTGGCGAAGTCGTCAGTGTTGTTGGTGAGGGTGTTCGGTGCCTTGGTGTAGATGACTCGCACGTTCCGGCCCGGAACAATGAAGTCTCGCATCACCTGAAGCGTCTTGCCGGTGGCGCCAGGCGGAGCCTGCGAGCCGGTGGAAGCCTGCGGATTGAAGCGCCAGGAAGTGTTCGGGAACCAAACGCGAGACGGGCCGATGGTGTTCGCAGTCACCTTGTACACATCGTCCACGTCATCCGGAAGCGGATACTCGTAACGAGCCGCCTGCCAAGCGAACTCGTATTCACCGAAGACGAACAGGTCAGGATAGACACCAAGGATGGTGTCGTTGATGGCTTCCTTGATTCGCTTCCGGGGGAAGCGAGGGTCGTCCGTGACCAGCGTGTCAACGGTGTGAGCTGCTGGCGTGGTGCCCTCAGCACCACGACCCGAGAGTCCCGGAGCGCCGAAGAGGGTAGCCACTCCGGTGGAGCGGTCGAACTTCTTGACGAGAAGAAGTTCGTCATCAATCTCTACCAGTCCACGGCTGAGGTTCGTGGAAGTCTCCGGGTCCACCGTGAACTGAGTGTCAGTGGCTGTCATCGGAGCTATCAGGTAGGAGATTGAAGCCTGATCCCGTGTGTACCCGAGAAGCTGCTGCTTGACTCGGGAGATTATGTCGAGGAATGTGACAGCCATGACTCTCCTTACGCGCCCATGACCGTGGCAGTGACCGTGCCTCCGGTGATAGCAGTAGTGATGGCACCACGGGCGTAACGGAATGCGCCAGTGATAGTAATGGGAGCAACGGTTCCAGCTTGAGTGAGAGAGATGGGCGTTCCGCTGGCGGGAGCCCAGTTGGTGCCGTCCTGAGAGACCTCAAGCTGAACTGCACCAGCGGTGACGCCGGTACCGGCAGTCACAACCATGGAGATGTTCTGGACCGCATAGCCGAAGTCCTTGGAAGTGCCCTTGGACACCGCAGAAGCGGCATTGAGGGTGGTGGTGGAAGTGGTGACACCAGAAGTCACCAGCCACGGCACGACAGCGGCCGTGCCCTGATTCGCTGTAACGGTCCCAGAAACGGTCTGAGTGCCGCTAGGGGACGTTGAAATAGAGCCGACGACCCGAACGCTCTGCTGCGCTCCATCGGTCGTCAGAGAGCCGTCTGTGACGCTCATGCTTCGGCCTCCTTTATGGCGGCATCTACGTGATGCTGCTTGGTGCCCGCAGGATTAAGACCCTGCGAGACTGCGGACTCGTAGTTGTCCAGCTCCCTGTCCCACGCTGCCTGACGCGTCCCATACGCGTCATTGATGCGGGGAGAAAGCCTCAGACTCTTGTTCCTCATGCACTCTCCGAAGGACTTGTGGTCCTTCGTCAGACATGCAGAGGAGCAGTTCTCACCGCTCATCCGTGAGTCCAATCACGACGGAGCCGACGGGGACGAGAACCACCTCAGTCTGCGGAGAGACGTGAATGTCCCAGCGCAGCTTCAGGAACTGGTCATCAACGTCGAGAACTTCCACACCAGTGATGGTGCGGCCACCCTTCTCAATGTTGACGATGCGCCCGACCAGCGGGTGCTTCGGAGCTGGAGTGCCAGCGGCTTCGGTCTTGGCCTTCGGAGGCATTAGTCGTTGTCTCCCCTGCTGTTCGTGGTGTAGATGCCCTGCTTATGACTGTCGTGGTCGCTTCCAAGCGCAGCCTGCTCATGGCGCGCAAGGACAGAGTGGACGTAAGTTTCAAGGATTCCCTTTTCGTCCCCGTTGCTGAGGGTGCTGTTCCCTCCGGGGCCACACTGCGGGCAGCACGAAGGGTCCGTGTGGTAGTGCGGATCGCCCGGCTGCTTTGCCGGGTCGTAGATTTCGTGGCTCATTACTTACTCCCCCGCTTCCGAGGCGTGTACTTGGCTCCCTTGCCTGCCGCCTTCGCGGCGGCAGCCATGTCTGAGAACTTCTTGTTCCCGTACTTCTTCCGACCGACCGCAGCGGCGATAGCAGCACCCTTCTTGCCACCGCCAGCGGACTTCGCCACTGCCGCAAATCTGCCTCCCTGCCCGAGAGGCGCGTTCTTGTTGGGCTTAGCCATCGTAGTAGTCCTTTACGATAGATCCTTGTGAGATGTACAGTTCAGTGGTGTTGTTGGCCGGGTCGTTGATGTAATCCCTGGCCCACCACTCGCAGAAGTCGTATACCTGATTCTCGTAGAGAACGGTGCTCTGATCCATCGGCATTACCCGATAGATTGGAAGCGCTCGAACGGACAAGGTTCCTCCTAGTTGAGTGCCATCCAGATCGGGATGCCACTCAGGCTGCGGTTGCCGAGAGTTCCCGAAGCGGGGAGAGAAGTTACAGAAGCCCAGCCGGTTCCACCCTGAGTGAATCGAGCGGTGCTGGACGTGAGGTTCACGTTCATCATGTTCGTGCTCTGGCCACTGCCGCGAGCAACGGTGATAGGAGTCGTGGCGTTGCACAGGATGGCGCCGTAATAGGCGCCAGGAATGAGATCCACCGGAGCGGTGAAGGATGTGCTCTTCAGCCCAGTGGCAGTCCAGTCTGAACTAAGGTCTGCCGACACCGCAATGCGGTTACCGCTGGAGTCGTAGAGCCCGATGAAGTTCTGCCCCGCCGTGAGCGAAGTGCCAGCAACCGACACGTTGTACCACAGCCGGTTGACTGTGACGTTGCTGCGAATCATGAGCTTCGTCATGAATACGCTACCGCTGATCAGTGCACTCTGATTGGTGGCGATGGTCGGGTCGTACGCCATGGAAGCGAGACCGTAGTCCGACGCCTTGAAGACGGTATCCGACTCCAGTGTGGTAATGCGTGGGCCGTAGTTGGCGATGGCACCCTCGTTGACCGTAACCCTTGAGTCAAGCTCAGTGAATGCAGCATTGACAGGAACGTCCCAGTCGGACGTTCCCTTTGGAATTGGAGTGAAAGTCATCCTCCGAAGCCTCCCTGTCCGAATCCGCCGTATCCGAAAGTTCCGGGAGCGGGGGAGAAGTTGGATTCGTCGGCAACGCCAGAGGCTATGAGATCAGCCTTCACTCCGTCATCGACTTCCCACTCGTATCCGCCACGGAAATAGTGAAGGCCCGCTCTCACGGCGGGCCAGAAGTCTGTGTCCTGATTGGGATTAGGGGGCAGGTTGACTGCTCCCAGCTCCTCTGTGTACGCGTCGTAGCGCACCTCTTCATACACATGAGGCGACACCTCGACAACCGATATCGCACGGTTCATCCGGTAGCGCTCCATGAGCGGATTCCAGCTAAAGGGAGCCTCCGCAACCGTACGAGTCGTAAAGATCCAGTTAGCCACGAAGGCTCCCCCAATCAGCCGGTTGAAACAGTGAACCAGTTGTTGCCATCCGAGATCAGGATGGCCTTGGATGTCTGAACGACTAAGAGACTCGGATTGCCGTCGATGGTCTGACTTCCGTTCGGCACAACCGTGACGCCCCCGTTGCTCGGATTCGAGATGTAGAGGAGTGTTCCCGGAGGAGCGGTGCGAGCGTCGTACAGGAATGCAACCTGGGCACCAGGTCCATCGAAGATTACGAAGTCATCGTTCAGTGTGATATTTGAAGGCGTAGTGGTTTCGTGCCTGACAGAAAGAGACATGGAACCCCTGACCCCTTACTTAGAAGGTGGTTACCTTGATCTTGCGAACGTTCACCCAAGGCGCAACGAAGGTGTTACTTGCTGAGTCGGTCCACGCAACAACGTCCTTGGCGGGGTCAGCAGCAATGGTCACCGAAGAGTAGGTGATATCGCTGGAGCCAACGCCAGTTGCTTCCTTGATGGTGAGATCGACAATCGAGCCTTCGCGGATTGCGCTCATATACAGATTCCTCCTTGGGTTAAAGGGGGCGCCCGAGAGCGCCCCCGGTTGTGTTACGCGTACGGGCGAGCCGAAGAGGTGGACTGGGCCACGATCAGGGACTCGGGACGGTACAGAGTCCAGCCCGCAACGCCGTACCAGCCGAAGGGCTGGAAGCGCTGGAGCTTGTCAACGACCGGACCGCGAACCGTGTGGAACTCCTCCGCGACGGCCTCGGCGAGAGCCTGCTGGCCGGTGTAGTAGGTGTTGAACACGCGGGCCTGGTTGGCACCAGCGCCAGCACCGGACTGGGTGTTCTGGCAGCGAGGCGTCTCGATGTAGCAAGCACCCTCGTACTCACCGATCTCCCCCGCCCAGATGTTGCCAGCGGCGGAGTAGTTGTGCGGGTCACGCCACGCAGCAGCACCGGTCTCACGGCGCAGGTCGTAGGAGACCTGCGGGTGAATGTAGGCAACGTAATAGTTGCCACGGTTCGGGTGAACCTTGTTGGTGCGGAGCTGGGTGACGGCGAACCGAGCCATGTCCGAAGTGAAGACGGACTTGCCGTTGTCGGTCGGACCAGCGTTGCCAACGCTGGTAAGAGCAACCGGGTTGGTCGGGGTCGTACCGAAGCCGTAGCCCAGAGCACCCGAAGTACCGTCACGCCGAAGCGTCTGGGTACCGGCCGCGAGGACGTTCTGAACCAGAAGGTCAACGGAGTCGATCAGGTTCCACGCAACCTGGTTGGTGAGACCAGCGGTCACGTCCGTGAAGCTGAACAGGTCCAGCTTGTTCGAGACGAGGATCGCGTTACCGTACTCGTTGAGGGTGACGGAAACCGTGGTCGGGTTACCGGCCGCAACGGAGTCCGGGTCCACCAGCTCATTGAGCGGGGTGATCTGCTGGGCGAGGTCCTGGTACAGCTCGAAGACGATCGAGCTACCCGGCATCGCCTGCTGGACGGGCTTCTTGTCCGCAATGGTGCGGAACATCGGCTGGGCACGGAGGGCGAACTCAAGAGCGCGGTCGTACGCGGTCTGGACGAGGTTCGCCATTGCGGCGGTGCCGGTAAAGGCGTTAGCCATTACATCTCCTTAGAAAGAGTCTTTGGTCATCGGGCTCCCTGCTGGAAAGCCTGAATCAGAGCATTGATGTCAGATGCACTGGAGATGGCAGACTCGGCAGCCTCGTAGTTCGTGATGGGCTGGCCCGACTGGCCAGCCTCAATGAACTGCTGCACAGCAGCCTGATTGTCCTGAGTGACAACCGGCTGAGCCTGCGGCTCCTGAGCGGGGTTACCCCCAGAGGTGTTCCCGCCGAAGACGGAGCGCATGGATTCAACCCACTCCTTCGCCTTCTGCGGATCGGCGGGGCCGGTGTAGACAGTCTGAGCACCGGGCACCCCAAGAGATTCGAAGACGGACGCCATCTTCTGCTGCTTCTGCTCGTTGAGGAATTCGCTCACCTGCGCAGCAAGCTCCTCATTCTGCTTCTTCATGGCGTTGTACGCGTCACGCAGAGCCTTAGGGCCATTCAGTTCGGTGTCGTTGCCCTGGCCGTTGTCGTCGTTGTCGTCGTAACCCCACTGAGTCATTGCGACTCCTCCCATAGATGTCGTTGCACGCCAATAAACCGATCCGGGGAGATCGGCCACGCTCGTGCGGATGAATGCCGGACTATTACGATGCATGGGGCCGGTCGATCCATGCATGGTGTGTGCGGCGGGATTCGAACCCGCAACGACTGGAGTATTCCCCCAGCGCTCTTCCTGTTGAGCTACGCACACTGGCGCCCCTATCGGGCGCCACCTCCGGTGGAGAGTCCACCTCTTGCCCCGCCAGTAGCGGAGCCGAATGCACCACGCTCCTGCGAAAGCAGTCGCGCCTTCTTCTGTGTCGCATCGGCCTTGCCCTCGAAGATGGATTCCTCCGAGGTTCGCTGGTCGTAGTGTTCGCCATAGAAGGAGCCGAGAGCCTTCATGGTGTCCAGCTCGTTGGCGATCTGCGAGTAACCCTGCTGCGCTTCCTGAGCGCTGATCCCCTGCGTGGCGAGCTGCTCGCTGTAGGCCACGTCGAAGGTGAGCCCCTGGTTCAGCGCCTGGGCGCCAATGGCAGCCGTTGCAGCGCTCTTCTGAAGGATCGGAAGAGCCTTGTCAGGGTTCAGGAAGTAGGCAGTCAGCTCGTTGTCCTTGATGCCCATCTGGTTGAGTGCCTTGCGGTATGCCGGATTAGCGAGAACCGTCGCCTGAGTGGCGAGGTCCACCCTGTTCTGGAGTTCGGTCGGAGAGACGTTCTTTCCGATCAGGTTTGCGTAGTCGCTCGGCGTGTCATAGAAGCCAGCGGGGAGACCAGCAGACTCCATGATCTGCCGATACGCTGCCTCTGTTGCCAGATACTCAGCGGGGTTGAGAACAGGAAGGCCAGCCTTCTGGCGTGACTCGTTGCCGATGAACCGCTGCTTGTATTCGGGCGTGTCCTGAAGCAGGATGCTGATCGTGTCAGCCGAGTAGCCGTTCTTCACATAGTCGTAGATCTTCCCCGCCAGCGATTCGAGTCCATAAGACTTGAAGAGCGCATTGATTGCCATGAAGGCATCGCGGTTGGTTCCACTGAGAAGCTTGTCGTACTGCCCAGTCGCCTCGTACAGCTTGTTCTGCACATCGGAAAGCTTGGTGTCAATGCCGCCGATGCTCGACTGGAGTGCCTTGATCTGAGTGTTGTACTGGGCGATCAGACTCTTGTTCGGAGACTTCCGGTTGTTCTGCGCCTGAATCATCGCCTGAAGCTGCTTGATCCTGGCGTTGAGCTGATTCTTCTGGCTGTTGTACGTCTTGATCTGGTACTCGTAGAGCGCCTGCCCGGAGAGCGGAGGCGCACCAACTGTTGCCACGGAACCTCCTAGTAAGCAACGCCGAAGTCGGCAAGCACTTGATGAGCAACCTGCATGAGCGAGTTCTGAGCGTTCTGCGTCTTCTTCCAGCGAGGGTCAGACCGGAGCTGATTCTCGAACTGCCAGAGCGGCATCACTTCATTCTTGCCAGTTGCCTTGTTCTTGTTCTGAAGAGCCGTCTTGATGGTCGGGTCCAGCAGGTCAATAGACCCTGCTGGTAGTTCAAGGATCTGGCCCATCGACTGAATGTAGGGAGAGGCAATGTCCATCACTGTCTGCCCGCCGTCGATCTGCTTGGAGAACTGTGGGTACAGCGTCTTGGCCTGCTTCTTGATTTCGTTCTGGTAGTCCGTAAGGGTGGCAGCACCGGAGACAATGTTCTTCGCCCGAGACTCGTACCAATACTGGCTCATGGTGACGCCGTAGTTGTACGCCATCTCCTTGAGCTTCATAAGGTTCTCGCCAGCTTCGCCTTCCTGATAGTCGCCAAGCTTGATGTACTTGACGACTTCAGCCCGGAGCTGCTGTTCGTTCCACCCCTTGGCCACCATGTTGTAGGCCCACGTCTTGTAGAGACTCTGGATCTTCTTCAGATCCTCCCGCGTCTCCACAATGCCAAGCTGATTGGCTATCTGGCGTACCTGAACGTACGCCTGATCAAGCTTCTGATTCGCAGTCTTCGGGTCTCCGTACTGGAGCGTGAGGAAATCACGCTCAGTGTTGGAGTGAGTCTTCCACCACTTGGTGTCCCGAAGTTCCGCCTGGAACTTCTGGGCTGTCCACTGCTCCTTGACTGCCTTGTTGAAGAGGTTCTTCAGTTCGGGTGTGGAGTTGAGGAGACCCTGAACGAATCCGTACTGCTCTGCCATCTCGTCAGCGCTCATGGGCTTCTGTGCCACCTCTCCGGTTGAGGAGGATGTGACGGACTGAGTGGCACCGCCACCGGCTGGATACTTGGCTGCCTTGGCCATAACCGAGTCCACGTAGCCCTTGATGGAAGGGCCACCCGGCTGCGGCTTGGTGGACATGTGGAGACCTGCTGAGCCAGGGCCTCCGTACCAGGCGGCTGCGGCACCGCGAGGGCCGTACTTGTCCCAGTAGCTCTTGAGGACACCGCGAGCCACGGCTTCCTGCGCCTGCGGATTGTTCAGGAACTCCTTGGCGGAGAGAGAACGACCGTAATACTTGGCGGTCCAGCCCCAGATGTTGGACTCAAGAACCTGGTACTTGCCATAGGCTCGACCGTATTTGGTTTGGACGCCAACGGCCTTGTAGCTGTTGCCGGACTCCTGTTCGGCAATGGCACGGAAGAACTGTTCAAACGTAATGCCTGCCACGGTTCCTCCTTACGCCAGGCCCATATCCTTGAGCACCTTGAGTCCCACATTCATGCTCGCGTCACGAGCTGCGCTTGTCTCCTTCCAGCGGGGATCAGAACGAAGTCTGTTCTGGAAGTCAGTGAGCGTCATGCCGACCGGCTTGTTGTCCTTGCTCATGGCGTTCATGGCGCCCTTGATGGTCGGATCGGTCAGGTCGATCGATTCGTACGGCAGCTCCAGCTCGTGAGACATCATCTGAATGTATGGATCAGCGATGTCCTTCACGCTCAGCCCTCCGTCGATCTGGTCCGTGTAGGCCGGATACATGCTCTTCGCCTGTTCGCGGATCTGATTCTCGAAGTCTTCCGTGGTCGCAAGCTTGCGTACCACGAGTTGAGCCTGATTCTTGATGGCCTGATCGCTGAGCTGAATACCCATGTTGTAGGCGAACTGCCTCATGGTGTACTCATGCATTCCCGCTTCACCGTTCAGCGTGCCGTTCTTGGTGAAGCTGACGTACTGTCCGAGCGTGTCACGCAGCAGGTTCTCATCCATGCCCAGCATGATGACGGACTCGGCAATCTTGTTTATCTTGTTCTCGGGAACCGCAGCGCCCATCTGCGCTGCGAGCTGCCGAACCTGAAGAACCGCAGCCTGCATCTGTGCGGCCCATGTGGCGGGGTCGGTAGTCTTGGTGACTGCCGCCTTGCGCATCGTTTCGGAGTTGGACTTCCACCACTTGGTGTCTCGAAGCTCTGCCTGGAACTTCTCCGGAGTCCACGTCTCCTTCACTGCCTTGTCGAAGATGCCCTTGAGTTCCTTGTTGGCATTCAGGAAGGCGTAGTTCCAGCCGTAGCTTGCGGCCAGCTCCTCAGGAGTAAGGCTGGGGGTTGGCGTCACGTCAGACGCCTTGGCTCCAACGGAATGGACGCCGTCAATGCGGCGTCCACCCATGAAGCGAGACATGTAATAGCCCTTGGTCATGTCCGTAATCTCCACGCCCTTGCCGGGGCGAGGTGCATGGATCATTTTCCCTCCGCCCATGTAGATTCCCACATGGTCCGGAGTCTTGTTCCCGTCGTTATCGAAGAAGACGAGATCGCCGGGACGGAGTCCCTTGATATTGATCGGCGCACCGACGCCGATCTGTGTGTACGTGGTGCGGGGAAGATCGATACCGAACTGCTTGAATACCTGCTGGACAAGACCAGAGCAATCGACGCCGTTAGTCAGGCTGTTTCCACCCCACACATACGGCGTCCCGATGAACTTCTGGGCGTACTTGACCAGGTCAACGCCGTCGATTGCCACTTAGCCTCCCGAAATCATGGACATGAGCGCATTCCAATAGGTAGTTGCCGACTGGTACTTGCCATATTCCTGCGTCTTCTGTGTCGGCTCCTGAATGAGTGCCGCACGAGCGGCATCCGTGACGCCACCGGAAGTCGTAGACGACTCATCCGTGACTCGGACCTCTCCCGTTGCAAGGTCGGGAGAGAGCTGCTGCACGGTGGTGGTGACCTCAGGATTCGACTTCTCGTAGCCCGCGATGGTGGACCGGAACTGTGCCAGCTCCTTGGCGTTCGGAGCGCGCCCTAGCGCCTCTCGAAGCACCTGAGTGGCCAGTGCCTGTACGTCCTCGGGGGACGACAGGTCAATGCGCTTGCTCGTCACCTTGCGAGAGGTGGGTCCCACATACTTGATGCGCTCACCTGTGGCAAGGTCGATGATCCAATCGCCTTCCTTCTTGGTCCCCATCGAGCCGGGCTTCTTGTTGTAGGTCTCAAGGACATCCATCGGAGTCCACTTCTTCTGGTCTGGCTTGAGACCCTTGTTCAGCTCAAAAGACTTCTGGAGAAGGAAATCCCAGAGGTCCATGACTTCAGGCAGTCCAACGTCCGGAGAGAAGCCGGGGACCTTGTACATGATCCCCTTGTTCACGAACTCCTTCAGCTTGTTGCCGTCCCAGTCCCGAGGCGCAAGCTTGGCCTGTGCGTAGGACATGGAGAAGGGTTCAGTGGGACCGTAAGGGCCAGCGAGGCCCTTCGGTCGCCCGGCGTCTCCGACGTATACCTTGCTGCTGTCAGTGAGCTGCTGACTGAATGACATCATTGGCCCATTGCTGAGGCCACCTACGATCCCATATTTCTGCATTGTGGCTAGCGCCTGTGGCGTCATCACCCCAACGCCGGGTGTGGGAGTAGTCACGTCACCTCCTAGGACAGATCGTCATTCTCAAGGTATCGGTGGAACAGGTCTGCGAATCGAGTGTCGGCGTTGATCATGCCAAGCTGCACCTGCCGCAGCATCATGCCAATGTCTTGTGCATCCCCAGAAGGGATGCCAGCCACGTCGTACGAGAGCTTCCTCATTCCCCGCTGGCGGAGCTGCATCTGAAGAACGTCTCGCACTTCGAGGTACTGACGCAGCACCTGAAGGTCACTGCGCATCGGGTCGGACATGAGCTTCGGATCGGAGACCATCTTCTTCATGGCTTCGATTCGCATAGGCAGTTGGTTCATCTGAACCTCTCCGTAGTCCCGAGCCCAAGCCGGATTGGCCTGAGTCATCTGGTCCACGAAGTCTGCCTTGGCCATACTGAACGGCTCGGCGCCCTTCTCCGAATAGGATCGGAATCCCGAGCGGATCAGTGAGGCGTCGAGCATGTTCATGAACTGCATGTAGGCTTGCCACCCCTGAGACTTCTCGTTCTCCTGAATGGCTTCCTGGGCTGTGATCTTCTGGCGGACGGGCTGTCCGCCGATCTCTTCATCGAACTGCTTCCGGTATACGGAGTTCGAGAAGCTGCCCTTGTTGTAGACATCGCCCACGATCAGTGAGGCGAGGTCCGGATCTTGCGCAATGAGATCCTTGTACTTCTGGGCCGTGTTCTCCGCCGACTGCGAGGCAGCGATTCCCATGCTCTTGTTCAGGGACGCGGAGAATACCGCGTACTCCGGATACTGAGCGAGGAACTTCTGCTTCGCCGTGCTCGGGTCCGTGTTCATCAAAGCCTTGTACTGGTCAATGAAGAACTGGTACGGAGTACCCGTGAGCGGGGTGGCAGAGGAGCGTGCAGGCATGAGCCAGTTCGTGAGAGCGTCAAGGAACATGAAGTGCTTGGCGTTCTCGTTCACCTTCTTCATATCGGGCGGATCGCCGCCATTGGCGTATTCGCCCACCTGACGCTGATACTCAGCGAGCCAGGCTTCCTGCCACGCCTCGTTGCTGCGATCCCCGGCAGTGAAGGCGTTCCACGCGTCCTGCATGTACGCAGGAAGCACGTTGTCGTACCAGTCCTTGGAGGGACCGTACGGGATCACCTTCGCCCACTGAAGGAAGTCACCGAACTGCGGAGACTTCTTGGCGATAGCAGAACCGGCGATCTGCGCAAACGGGCCAACGCCCGGATGCCACCACGGGTCGCCGGGAAGGATCGTGTTAAGCGAGTTCAGGTTCATCCTGAATCCACCCGTCTTGATCCTGCCGACACCCTTGACATTCCGAGTCTCACCCGGCATACGCAGCGTCAGAACTCGATCCTGAAGAGGAACGAACTTGCGGCCCTTGTTCCCGTTCTCATCCTCAGTCTCCACAGTCCCGTCCTGAGAGACGGGACGACCCATCTGGTCTGTCACCATTCCGGCTGCAACCGGAGCGTTGTAGACCTTGGCTGCCTGTGCAGTGAACTGAGGCTTCTCGGCAATGAGACCGCCCCAGCGCTGAAGGCCATCCATGTGGGCAGAGAAGAACGGAGAGATGAAGCGGAGAGCTTCCGTCGCCGTCGTCCTGGTCGGGTCGTAGACCACCTGGGAGATGTCCTTGCGAGCCAGCTTGTCAGACTTCTCAAGCAGCTTGTTCATGGTGTCGATGTCGATCGTGTCATCGAGACCAGCCTCAGCCCGGTAGCTCAGCTCCTGAGAGACGAGGTCCCTCATTCGCGCTTCCTGAGCGCGAAGGTAGATGGGCTGCCGTGCCATCACATCGTTGGGGACTGTGGCCAGGGCCTTGAAGCCCTTTTCAATCCAGTCGTCCACAATGCGAGCTGCCGTGTTCTTACTGTGCTTCGCCGTGAGAACCTTCAGCTCCTCGCCATGCACCACTGGGAAATCATCCTCAGCGATAGCGGCTCGCAGCTCGTGCTCACCAATCTCTTCACCCCGCGCAAGCTTCTCCTGAAGCCCAGTGCCGGGCGGGAGGTAAGTGTCCAGCGTCGTCTTGATGGCGTCGATCGTGCCATCCGTGTCGCGGGCGCGAGGCCCGAGCTGACTCATGTGGTACTTACCGGCAGGCGTCTTGACCCACGCCTTCGCCTTCTTCAGGGTCGGGTCTTCCGCGACGATCCGATAGAGATCGTCCTGACGGAACTGCTTGTTCAGTCCGTCGAGCCACGACTGCATGTGATTCTCTGCGTCCGGAGTGATGGGAGCCCAGTCGCCAGTCTTGATGACGCGACCGGTGTGGATTCCCTCAGCCCGAGCGAAGATGGTCTCCATTGCGTGAGCGGAAGTGATCTGCTCCCGAGGGATGGGGTTCTCCCATTCCTTCGAGAACGCCTCGGGGATTGTCAGCCCCTCATGCTCGAACGTGCCTTCACCAAGGCGACGGCCGGTAGCATCTCTGGCTTCCTGAAGAATGGCACGAGCATAATCAGTGAACTCGTCAACGACAGTCTGGTGATCAGTTGCTCGCTCCATGAGGTCGTCAAGCTCAGCAGGGTCATAGTTGTCACTCGCCTTCAGCTTGTCGATCTGCTTGTTCACTTCACTGAGAGCATTGCGCTCTTCGGTCAGCATTCCCTGAACGATGGGCCAGGCATCGTTCACACGGATCTTCTCGGTAGGCAGGCCAAGGTTATTGGCCGCCTTCAGTCCCTCGTCATCCATGATCTTGATGATGGACTTGCCGGGGTTGACCGTGGACGTGTAGCTGCCAGCACCGCGAGCAGCGTTGAGGTACTGCTTACGGTTCAGTGCCCAGTTCACGCCACCCTTGGCAGCGCCCAGAACAGTGGACATGACACCGAACTTGATGGCGCCAGCGACCTGTTCCTCCGACATGGAGCGCAGTGCGTAGCCGGGGCGCAGCAGCGTGGCTGCCTTCCATACCGTGTTCAGCGAGTCAAGAACGGTCTGGGCATTGCCAGCCCGGTCCATGCTCCACTTGCCCACAGTGCTGAGGTAGCTGGAGTTCCGCTTGAGGATGCGATCGAACTCCTTCACCGGCAGGAGCGGGTCCGTGTAGCTAAGCTGAGTCTTCGCCGTAGGGGCGATGACGTAGCCTTCGCCATCCTCCACGAAGTCCACTCGGTTTCGCTGAGTGAATCCCTCTTCCGGATTGATCCTCGCAGCCGAGAACATCTGCTCGTTCGGGTGCTGTCCGGTGAGCTTGAACATCACCTTCTGGAACCCGACCTTGCGCATCTCGTCAATGGCCTTGGCAGTCTGGTAGTCGAGTCCGTGAACTCGACCAGCCATGTGCTCCACCACGTCCGAGTGAATCTCGTCAAGCGCCTTCGAGCGAGAGACCTTATCCCCCGCCTTGACGTACTTGTCGATCATCGACAGACGCTGCTCAGCTCCGAGTCCGGGCACCTGCTTCAACATCTCAGCCACACGAACGTGAGCGTCGTCCGCGTTGTGGTCGATGAAGTTGGCAGGCACCTTCTCTCCGAAGGACTGCACCATTCGGATGGGAGCCGTGTAGAAACCGTTACGCAGTAGGCGAGTGGCGAAGCCAGCCTCACCCTTGACCAGATAGTCCTTGCCCGCGCCCATGCGGGCAACTGCCTTGTCGGCAGCAGCCTCCGTGGAGCGGAGAGCGAGAGGGCCCTGACGGTACAGCGACTTGACCGTGCCGAAGATGTTCGACTCGCCGGGGGAGAAATCCTCGATCGACTTAGGCAGGGAGCCCAGAACATTGCCGAAGTACTGGCTTTGCCCTTGAAGTGCTCCGAGCTGTCCGTCAATCTCCTGAAGCTTGGCGCCCTTCCATTCCTCCGCCCGGAGCACATCTGCGAACAGGGTGTTGGCGGCAGGGCCAACCGGCTTTACCTTGGGCTGCGAGCCCATGAGGGCAAGCTTTCCGGCTTCCTGCTGCTGGGCGAGGTGACCGTAGGTCTTCTCCCAACCGGCAATCTGCTGAGGCGTACCATTCACCGGCTTCGGCGGGATCTCCGTCAGCAGCGGGAACTTGCTCTCCGTGGGAGTGGTGAGTGCACCGATGAACTCAGGGTCCAGTCGAGCCGAGTCCACAAGGACTCGGTTATCCTGCATCTTGCCGATCTGCACCAGCGTGTCAGCGGAGTTGGTGGCCAGCTCCTTGGCTGCCGCATTGTCGCCCATGGCGAACCGCATGATCAGCGGCATGTCCTCACGCTTGGTGTTGGCCAGCACGGAGGAGATCTGGTAGCGAGCCGGATTGATCCTGCGACCGCGACCCCAGATCGGGTGCTGGGCAATCTCGGCAGCGTTCTTGCCGTCAGCCCATTCAAAGAAGTTGTGCAGCTTGGTGGACTCGGCAGCCTCTTCGGGAGTCTTGGCGAGGGCCTGACCGATCTTGCTGCCGACCTTGTCAGCAAGCATGTTGACACCGGAGATGGCTCGGGACTTCTCCTCCGCTTCACCGGCAACCTTGATGGAGCGTCCGCCCTTGACGGCGGACGACACCACCTTGGTGGCAGCGTAGGCAGGGTCAGCGCCCATGCTCAGCATGAAGTCGATGGCGCCCGTACCCACCGTGTACTTCCAGCCCTGCTTGTCGCGCCAGAAGTCGGTGTCGTACAGGAACCGCTCCGTAGTGCGGTTGATGTTGTCCTGTTCCTGCTTGGTCAGGTTCTCGTTGCCCGTGGACAGGAAGTTCAGGGCGGTGTCGTGACCGGAGGCGTTGGCGGTGTTCTCGTAGTTGAAGAAAGCCTGAGCGGGAGAGATGTGCTCAGCCTTGTCGTACGCGTCAGCCCACTGGCTTCCGCTGGAGAGAACATCAAGGCCACCGCTCCAGAAGCCGCCCTTGGCCAGCTCCGCCTTGGATGCCTGAAGCAGCAGGGTCGAGAGCGGCTGCGAAACGGCGTTGGAGTAGAGCCAGTACGCACCGGAGGCAAGCTTGTCCACCGGATACCAGACAGCCTTGCCGACATCCTTGGTGACGCCCCAGCCGGGAATGTTGGACAGGGCGCCATCCCAAACCTTGGCGCCCTCCTTCATGTGGCCGATGATGTTCTGAAGGAATCCGCCGCGAGCCTGGCGAGCATCCTCTTCCTGCTGCTTCTGCTGAGTCAGCAGGGCATCCGGCATGGTGGCCATCGTGATAGCAGTGTTCGGGTCCATGAACAGTCCCTGACCGGCGTCGGAGAGGTTCTTCTCCCACCACCGGGAAACCCGCTGCTCACCCCAGAAGGTCTGGGGAGTCTGAGAACTGTTCGTGAAGTCCATTCACACTCCTAAAGCTGAGACTTGAGCTGCCTCACAATGTTGCGCGCAGCATCGCTAGTCCCCGGCTGGTTCACCAGGAACTCAAGTGCTGGAATCCATGAAGCCAGATAGTTGTCTGCCTGCTTCTGCTGAATGGCCTCACTGCCCTGGCCGGGGCCAGCGGCAGCACCATCCGTCACCGGAATGTCCGGCATCGCAGACTCGGCGTCGATCGGGATGACGTTGTTGGCAGCATTGCCGAACAGGTCGTTGAAGTTCATTCCCGTCACGTCCATCGACGTGTTCGGGAGGGGAGCCGCAGCCATCTGCTCCTTGTAGGCAGCCTGCTCCCCATAGTCGGCGTTGGGGAGGCTACGGTTAGCCTCGCTCACAGCCTTGTCGGTCCTCTTCGAGAACTGTCCGGGACCGCTCACGGGGGTACTCATAGCCTCTCCCTTCGCTTACTTGGCCATCGTGCCGC